TACAGAACCCCAACACTCCACACAAGTGAACCCATCAGGGTATGCAATGGTTGTAATAGGTAGCAACCTATCTACCTTGTTTGTTCTTTCTTCTCTGTCGTTCTCTGTGCAGATTAGACAGTACATTTCTTCGTGTACTTCTTTTGAGAAGTAACCTATTGTTGTTGTCATTGTTGTATCCTTTTCTCTAGTAAGTTATTAGTTCTGTATTGTTCTCACTGATTACGATACGCTCAACACTTGAATCTGAGTAACTGTCTAGCCAGTTATGGACATCTTGTAGGTCGTGTGCTTGTTCGTATGCTTGGTATGGATTCTCTGCCGATACAATAAACTTGTAGTGTACAACTACTTCTACTTCGTAGGTTTTCATCTTCTTAGTCCTCTCTCTCTATGAACCAAAACAAGGTTCGTTCTGTTCCGTTGTGGGTTTCGGTAGCGAGATATCTGTTACCAAAATCTGCCTCTTGTTGCGCCTCTTTCTTACTTGTCCACCCATAGGAGTGTGTCCATTCTGTGCCCACTCCACTTGGCGAGCGTGTCTCTACTCGTAATTTATATAGTGCCATTGTTGTATCCTTTTCTCTTGTTGTCTATCGTAACACACTTGCTAGTGAGTCACAACACTTTCCCTCGTGACATTAGTCACAGTTACCGTCAAAGTATCCTGTCTCGTAGTTGTCACAGATATCCTGCCATGCTTCGTATGGGTCACCATCTACGCTGTCCATACCATCTTCGCCTAGTCCTTTCATCTCGGCACTAAGCATAGTTGCCTCTCGGATTAGGTCACCCAAGATTTCATTAGGAGACTCACCTGCCCATTCGCCCGATAATGGAGTCGGATTCTCGTAGCCTTGTAACTTGTCGTGCCACCCTTGTTGTTTGCCACGCTCGTACGCTTCTATGAGAATCGTCTCATACTTTTGGTCTAGTTCTGTCGTGCTCATTGTTCTTCTCCATTCTTTGTGATACTTACAAGGTTGAGGTCATGGTCTAAGTCTCGCCTACTACCACCATACGGTAAGTCGTCAAAGTCTTTCTCCATTCTGCGCTCGTTACCTCTGTACTTGGCTACAAACTCCATAGCCTCATCTTCTGTGGCGAACCCACCTATTGTGTAGCGTGCCCCGTAGGTTAGTTCTACTGTGTATGTACTCATTGTTACTGTCCTTTCTCTGTTAGTTTCTTGAGTCCCGTTGGATAGCGTTTCACTGTACCGTCTGAGTCAATTCTGAAAGTACCACTGCTATACCCTAAGTGTTGTTCTCTACCGTTCTCATCTGTACCGTTAGGTTCCAGTCGTAATACTGTGCCAGTGATAGCACCATCTCGCTGTTCCCTACCTATCTCTAGGCAATACTTGTTACCGTTGTGTAGGTAGACATTGCCCTTTCCCGTTGTATCTTTGCATATCTCCACCCACATTCTGTAAGTATCGTCTGCTCGTGCTGTGCATGAGTATCCCATGTTGTTGTATCCTTTTCTCTTGGTTGTTGTGTAACACGCTACCGTGTCGGGTTGTTGTTGTCAAGTATTTACTCTGTGACTTTCGTCACACTTCTTCTTCTACTTCGTAGACTTCTGTGTCCTCTGTCCACGAATGAATCTCTGTTAGGTCGGAATAGTATCGGCTATCGTCTAGTATTTTTCTAGCCTCTTCCTTTGTCTCTGCCTCTATCTCATAGGTGCAATAGAGTTCTGACTTGGTTGTGATTGTGTATGTGTTCATTGTTATTGTCCTTTCTTCTCAATGATTACATCTTCGTAGCCTTGTGATATGTAAATATGTTCCATATTTTTTGCTTGTTCTATCGTTAGGTAGTGGTCATTTATTTCTATGCCACCCACCCATACTGTGTATTCTTCCATTGTTGTTATCCTTTCTCTAATATGCTCGGAAGATGTGACCGTTGCCACTCTCCCAAAAGTCGTGGTGGAAGTCGTCTGCTACTGAGTCCCAGTCAATGTGCCTATCTAGCCAGTCGGGGATATCTTGTGTGTCTCGTGTGTATTCTTCGGCAAAGTCTGCCATAGAACCCCACTGTCCACAGTATGCGTCACGAAACTGGCTCACGATATCTGCGTCATACTCTGAGTCCGTGTCGTCATGTTGGTTGTCTAGGTAGTCACCTAGTGCTTCATACTCTGTCTCGTTTAGGTCTTGTTCTTGTTCGTGCCATTCGTAGTAGGTTGTCATGTTGTTGTTTCCTTTTCTCTGTTGTTGTTATTGTGTACTGTAACACACTACCTAGCGAGTTACAAGTTCTTTTCTCGTGACAGTTGTCACATAGTCTCTAGTTCTTTGGCTGTTTCTTCGTTTAGACATTCGCCACCCCTTACGGTAGAACAGTCAAAGTGTCCATGTCTGCAAGTAGTGAATGGCATACCACCCCAACGCTCTACCACTCGTACTGTGGCTAGTTCATACTTTTGGTCTAGTGTCATCTCTATTGTTCTCCTATTTCTGCTAATGGTCGCATATCTGTAAGGTATCGGTCTATCTGTTGTTGCGCTACTGCTAGTTCTCGTGCCATCTTCTCGTAGTATAAAGTACCCCACATATTTTCTAGTTCTTGTAGTGCCATCTCTAGTGACGCACTCGCACCCTCTAAGTGTTGCGCTATTCGTTGTTCTGGATATTCCATTGTGTACCTTTCGTCTAGTATTCCATCTCACTATGAAACTCGTACTGTGTACCGTTCCACTCGTAGAAAGTGGCAACACTAATCTCTCGTGTCTCTCCCCATTCTCTACCCAACATGGACATGGCGCACTGTTCGGCTCGTGTCATATCTGTGAAGTTCCATGCTCTAGCCACTCCACTAGCGTCGCCTACTGTTAGGCGTACCTTGTATTCTGTTGTCATTGTGTAGCCTTTCGGAATCTGTTCGGCGTGAATCGTGGATTATCTTCTGTGAAGATATCTACCAGTATTTCTACGACATCATCTAGTGTGTCTAGTCTGTGGCGACTAGCCATAGTTGCGCCACTGTTCTCTATTTCGCTACGGTAGTCCCGTAGGCGTGAGGCGATAGCCTCATAGTCTTTTCGTGTCATGTTTTGTTTTTCCTTTTCTCTGTTGTTGTTGCCTACCGTATGGTAGGTAGTCCGCTAGTAGGTCACGAACCTACGCCACCCATAGTGGGCTAGCGGTATGGGGTGCTATTGGCGCACTATCCCCACACTTTTTTCCATTCGGATTATCTCGTCCGTAATTCTGTCACTTAGTGCGACATAGGTATCGGCAATTCTGTTGCTACTTTCGTATTCTTCTCTTTCGTCATTGTCCCATTCTCTACTAGCAATTTCTCGCCAGTGGATACGAGCCCATACCGTAGCATGACGCATCTCATACAATTCATCTAATGTGAACATGTTGTCCTTTCTCTATGTAGTGAGAGGGTATCGGGCTATTCTCCCGACTCGCTAGTTTCTGTCTAGTCCCTCTCTCTATGTTGTAATCACTCTACCAAGTGTAGCACACTTTGTCAAGTATTTACTTTGTGACTTTTGTCACTCTCTCTAGTTCCCCGTATTGGTTCCCCGTTGATATGTATAACACTACCGCACCCCTCGCCACTTGTCAAGTATTTTCTATGTGACACTTGTCACAGAACACATGTTCGCCCACATACCCTAGGGGGTATAGGAAAATAGGAGCCTACCGCCAACCCAACCCAATACCAACATGACATATGTCACACAACAACAGCACCCACAACGCTTGCAGAAGTTAGCACCAACTGAGAACCATTCCCATTCCCACCCATTCCCAATACCTAGGCACTGCTGTTACTTGTACACTACAACTATTTTTATTTGCACACTGCAAGTATTTTGTACTTGTGGTCTAGTGGGGGGGGCTAGGGCGATAGTCTAGACGGATAGTCCAAAATGATTATTTACTTGCACAGTACAACTACCTTCCAGTAGGTAGAACTCATAACGCAACTAGGGGTGTGCCGAGGCTAGGGGGGGGGTGTGTATGTATTAAGTGGTGAGAGATGGTTTCACTCTTTTGGTGTGTGCGGGGAAGGGTTGTTGGCTTTGGAGGGGGTGTGTGGGGTCTTCTAGGGTTTTACAGTTGGAGGGGGGTCAGGTCTGCGCCCTTCTCTAGCGTTTAACAAATAGACCTGAAAAAGAAAAAACAGTAAAAAAGAAAAAGTCAATCTCAAACTTGAATCACCAAACCAACCTCTACCATCCTTCTCTGTGACCAACCGAACGAAGTGAGGGCGGTAGGTGCTGAGTGCAACGAAGCGCAACGCAGACCGTTGTGTTCGCTGTCTCATCAGCGCAACCTACGGCTGCTACCGACGAAGTCGGAACAGGATGAAGACCTATCTAGATTAGCCTCCCCCCACAGTTCACCACTAGTAGTGGAAGGTCGCCGTAGCCAAGATTTTTAGCCGACACCTGACAAAGATGTTTTTTCTTTTTTCAACAATATGACGTTTGTTACGCTGCTTGAACCTCTTACACAACAGGGGAAAACAAGCACTTAATGTTTTCTTGGTTGCAGGGTTCATCTACCCCAGTTCCCTGGTGTGAAATGCCCCGCAACTTGCAACAGTTGTACAGCCCTGCTTGCCTCGCAGTCATCCCGACTGGAAGGGCTTGTTCAATTACGCCATTAGTATAGCAGAAGAAAAAAGAAGATGGGAGTCGAACCCACGATTAGATAGAATAAAAACTGCGCCGTAATGTTTCTTCTCCCCCTAACGCAACCCACAGTTTTCAAGGCTGTGTTGCACATGCGTGCAATTACTTGGGGGCTTGAATGTAAAACGCCTTAGTCGCTGGTCTTTACAGTCCCGCCGATACTGCTTCGCTCCTTTTCCTTCTCCCAACACTATAACATCATGTGGTATCATCTGCAACATGGCTGCAAAGAAAAAAAATTCTAAAGACGTAACGCCTGCACAAATCAAAGCGTTAAAGTCAAAACCAGTAGGTAGTGTAAAACCTACAGCGAAAATTGGTAAGCCAACCGTAGACCCCTCTAAAGGGAAAGCCCCTTCATACCCTAATCAACAAAAAACATTCGACGCATTAAACACTGCAGGGAAAGTGGCAACAGAAGGTGCGATGATTGGATTAGGTGGAGGCGCACTTGTTCGTGGCGCAACAAAACTTGCTGCTAAAGGCGTAGGCAAATACGTTGGCAACCTTTCAATGCAATCAGCAATGGGACCCAACATGAAAGGCTTAAAAGGAGCCACAGGTATGGGAGGAAAAGTATCGCGTACCCAGACCCCTATGGGACCATCACTTCGTTCTACTGAAATAGGTACAGCAAAACAACAAGCAGCCCGAATCGGAAACCTTGAAACCAACGCAATAAAAAAATCAGTTCACACTGGTTCTGTTGCAGGCAGAAAAGCAATGATTGATGTTTTCAAAGTAGGCGCAAAAGTAAAACAAGGTGGTGCTACCCTTGGTGGGGCAGCAGTCACAGGAAGAAACCGTCGTAAAAAGTAGAACATGGGAACTAAACGGGCAGTCTCCCCAGCAGACAAAGCCAAATTCTTCGCAGCCATCACCGCAGGACAATCAATAACCCAAGCAGCCCGAACCGCAGGCGTCCACGTCAACACAGGCTCCAAATGGTTAAAGAAAGCCAAAGCAGCCCAAGCCGAAGCAGACCTAGCAAACAGCAAAGCAGCCAAACACCGCCGAAACGAAGGCGGAAGGCAACGAGATGAATACAACAATCTCATGGACGCCATTGAATTACCCACCGCAATCGCCCATGACGCCCTATGCGACGAAGCCAAAAGAGGATTAGAAGACTTCGCTTTCTTCCGTGAATACTATCTAGGTCGTGTACCTAGTCCTTGGCAGGTAGACGCAGCAATAGAACTTGTAGAACTTCTACAATCCGAAGAAAAAGAATTCGTAGTCCTCAACGTCCCACCAGGCGCAGGCAAATCCACACTATTCCACGACGTTGCTGTATGGGCAATCGTAAGGGACCGCAAAATCCGTGTCATGATTGGCTCAGTATCACAAAACATGGCGAAGATGTACTCCCGTCGTATCCGTGAAACACTCGAACGCCCCATGCCCATCGAACCAGACCCCCAGTTAGTCGCTAAAGGACTCGCCCAAAACGCTAAAGGATGCCTCTCCATAGATTATGGTAGGTTCAAACCCACCGACAAAGGTGCTTTGTGGCGGGCAGAAGAATTCGTAGTAGAACAACTAGACGGGAACGGACTTGATAACAAAGAACCTACAGTCCGTGCTTACGGTATCGAAGCAGAGTTCATCGGACACCGTGCTGACCTATGTTTATTCGACGACGTTGCCTCACCAGACAATGCCCGTGAATCAGTTGCCAGAGACAAACTTCTTGAAAGATGGGATAACGTGGCGGAAGCACGTTGCGACCCAGGCGGGCTGCTGGCTGTTGTTGGGCAAAGGCTCGGACCAGGCGACCTATACGCACATTGCCTCGCAAAAGTTACATACGATTTGGATGATGAAGATTATGACGGCTCCGACATCACGACGCCTGAACAAGTCAATGCGATGGAACCCCTCAAATCGTCGAAATACAAACACATCATCTATCAAGCGTATTATCCTGAACTGGACACAGGAAAAGAAAGCCGTCGTTTTGACTCAGCCCCTTACCCAAATGGTCCTCTACTTGACCCGAAACGCCTCCCCTGGAAAGACCTCTCCTTCATCCGATACAACAAACCAGACGTCTTCGAAGTTGTATATCAACAAGGAGAACTAGACCTCGACTCGTTCCTGATAGACAAAACATGGATACATGGAGGGCTTGGCTCTGATGGTGTTCTCTACCAAGGATGCATAGACCATGACAGGGCACACGGAGAAATCCCCGCAGGACTCGCCCCACCCGTATTATCAATCGTGTCAGTGGACCCATCCCCTACTATGTTTTGGGCTTTAACCTGGATTCTGTATCAGCCCGACCAAAACCTGTATCACGTTGTAGATATTGAACGCTGCAAACTATCAGCAGAAGACCTCCTCGGATACAACACCACCACCCAGGAATACTCAGGCATCATGGAAGACTGGCAAGAACGGTCCTTCAAAATGGGATACCCCATCTCCCATTGGATTGTAGAAATCAACGCAGCCCAGCGTTTCCTTTTAGCGCATGACTTTGTACGCAAATGGCAATCCCGTATGGGTGTGAACGTCATTCCTCATACGACGAGCCGTAACAAACTGGATGAGAAGATGGGTGTTGAGGCGTTGCTTCCTCAGTTGTTCCGTACGGGTGCTATCCGTTTGCCTCATATGCGTGGCAACTGGAAAACACTTGCAGCAGTGGAAGAACTCACAAAATGGAACAGAGATAAAAAGAACGGCACAGACATTGTGATGTCTATGTGGATGGCAGCCCTGAACATTCCGAACCTGTCACAGTTCAGACCACCACCCCGACAGTGGCGTCCGTCATGGATATAGGAAATGTTGTATAGTAGCAGACGTCATGGCAATTACCGTTGAGGAAATACACGCACTCTATAAAGAGCGAGCAATAGCGCAAGGTCCAGTTATGAACCAGATGCGTAAGGTTCGTGACCACGCAAATGGTGACATTATTGTGCCGTTAAACGAATTAGACCGTAACGCAGTATC